TTACTGTAATAAATATACACACTTTCTCTAAGATAGAGCTTTGATGTATAAAAGTTTAGATATTATCCAAGTCTTTCTGCAATAATTATATAGACCAAGACCCAGACCCAGACTCAGACCAAGACCCAGACCCAGACCTAGACCCAGACCTAGACCTAGACCAAGACCTAGACCAAGACCCAGACCAAGACCAAGACCCAGACCAAGACCTAGACCCAGACTTCTTTTTAAATTTAATACAGCTCATAATTATAGTTTAGAAGATTTACCAAAAGACTCTATAGCAGAAAGTTGGACATAATATTCGTCTCCTACTTTTTGAGCATCTTTGTATTTCTTATCTGTAAGTGGGCCTGTTTCGTACACTATATGGGCATTCTCCAGTTTAATACAAGTGTCGTTAACTCCTACCAGCTTTCCCCCATAGAAGTAGTTAGAACACATTATTAATACTTCTTCTCCGAGTAATGACAAAAGACCTTCATTCTCTACTTCTACTACTTTAATTGGTTGCATTTTCATATTCTGTTGTTTTTAGTTATTTATTTATATAGCCTTTAGTTGATACTTCTTTCCATCTATCTCTACTACTTTACCCTCGCAGCAATCTTCTTTTGGTAATCCGGTCTCAATTAACTCACCGTAACACACTTGACCTAGTACTAATTTGCCTACTTTTATTTGCATCTCTTCTTTAGTAGGTATTTTCCAAGTAGTTAATCCGGCAAATATTCTTAGTTTACTTGATAGCTCTCCTTTACAAATTATACCCCAACCAGCTTCAATACCCCAACCAGCTTCAATACCCCAACCAGCTTTAATACCCCAACCAGCTTCAATACCCAAACCAGCTTTAATACCCCAACCAGCTTTAATACCCCAACCAGCTTTAATACCACAACCAGCTTTAATACCCCCACCAGCTTTAATACCCCCACTAGCTTCAATACCATCGCCAGCTTCAATACCACTACCAGCTTTAAAGTATATATTACCGGAAGCAGTTAAGTGGCCTTTGAATTTTACTGTTCCGAGGTCTTCTTCTGCTTCTATATGTCCTTGGTAGTTACTTAGGTCTTCTTTACCTACGTAGTAATTGTCTTTGTCTAAATGCTCTTTTTTAATTAGAAATGTGTTCATATTGCTTTGTTTGTTTGGTATGATGTAAAAGTAAGTAAAAAGATCGACACTAAAAAGAAATAACTCAGGTATTTGTTTTCTTCATATGATCCTCTTCACATAAGAAAAAAGCCGGGGGTGGAAACCCCCGGCTCATATACCAACTAACAACTATGCTGTTTCATACTTCTCTGCCAGAGTCCAGAGCTTCTGGTTGATCTCCAGGTCAGTGATCGGGTTCTTTATAGGACGTGCGACTCTCTCGTTGAGGCTGAATCCTCCTTTGATGATCCCTTCTTGGCACACGTTGTAGGTGACCCAAAGGCTTTTGCCCCTGTCTTCAGTGCGGCGAGGCTGCAGAAGGTCTACGATCTCGTACTGCTCAGGCTGTCGGTCTGTGTTCATGCGCAGAGCAAGAGCTTCTGTAGCGAACTGGTAGCGCTGGCGGTCTGTCATCTCTATCATGTTCCAGCGGTTGATCTTGGTCACTGCCTTCTCCATGTCCACGACCTTCTGGTCAACGATCATCTTCACCTCTTCTTGGTTGTATTTTATGTGGCGCTCTTTCATGCTGCCGAAGTCCTGTGTCTTGATGATCAACCCGTTAGAGCACACCAGCCTGAAGATGCCGGCTTCTATCTGAAGTGGGCGGCAGCCGTTGCTGTTGTTGATCACGACCATTGTAGGACGGCCTTCTATTCCTCCGCGTCCGTCTTTCATGTAGAGCTCTTCGTTCTGGAACTCCATGATGTGCGTACCAAACGTGGTGTAGATCTCGTTTCCTTTGCGGCTCTTTGACTGCTTGGCGTTGGTGAGCTTCCACCCCTGCCCGTCCAGGTGCTCGATCAGGTCGATAGAGCTTACGAACTTGTAGTTGCCGCTCAGGCGAGATGCTGGTCCAGGCGCGAATATGCCTGGAGCTTTCTGCTTTGCTGTCTCTAGAGACATGGGAGCGATCATGTTGTTCTTGTTGTTGCTTGCGAGCATTACTTCTGTCTGCATAACGTTTGTTTTTAGTTGTTTAGTGCGATGTAAAAGTACAAAATAAAGTTGAAAGTAGGCAACGTTCGATCATATATTTGTTATCCTAATAGCCAGCTCAGCTTTCTTCTAGACTCAGCAACGTGCCATTTGACTGTGTTCTCTACCGTGTCTAGCATGTCTCCGATCTCGCTGTACTTGTAGCCGATAGCAGCAAGCCTCATGACCTTCTCAGAAGACCTTGGCAGCAGAGACATTGCGGTCTCAAACTGCTTGGCTGCCTCTGACCTTCCTGCTTCATTGTAGGCCACAGACCTGTACATGCTCTTGATCTCTGCAAGCACTGACCTGTCGTTGGACACATCTCTTCTTTTGATGGCCTTGGCTGTAGTTATCGCGTTGTTCTTGATCACTGTCCTCATCCAGCCCTCGAACGATCCTATGCCTTGGTATGACTGTATCTTCTGGAACACCTTCAAGAACCCATCGTTGATCACCTCTTCAAGGTCTCTGCTGTCTTTGAAGTACTTATAGAGCATGCGATGCATGCCTGGATAGTAGTGCTTATACACCTCTTCTTGGCATTTCCTGTCGTTCTCTCTGCATCCGGCTATGAGCTCGTGTATCTGTGTGTGGTCCATGTCATTGTTTTGTAGAGTGTAAAGATAAGCAAAATACCTGGTACTTTAAACTAATTTCCCAGGTATTTGTTTTGCTAATGTGTGGCAGGTGAAGCTTCTTCTGTGCCCATGAACCCAGCAATGAGATCAAGCGGGGTCTCTGGATACAAGATCTCATAGACGCTTGGAGCAAAGGTCTTCAGAGTGGTCTTCTTCCCTTCTTGCCATCCGCCCATGTTGCATGCAGATATGATGTCGTAGATCTCGAATATCTCGCTGAGGTTGAGCTTGTCTCCTACCAGAGCGTGAACTTTCTTCATTGCTTCTGTTGTTGTCATAACCGTTAGTTGTTTAGTGTGATGTAAAAGTAGGAAAAATACCTGACACTTAAAACAAAAGCATCAGGTATTTGTTTTCATAATTTATTCTTCTCCCATATACATCGCCATATCGTCCTCATCGGCATAGAATATCTCGGCCAACATATAACGGAGATCTTCATCTGTGCCTGTAAACTGTACCACCGGATTTCCCCCACCTGGTCCACACCAATTTAAAACGTTCAGTAATATGTTTCTCTTCTCCAAAAGACCCCAGAACTTTTGATCTTCTTTTTCGTTGCCTGTGAATGGAATGCAATCCATCTCGATCGTTTTTGTCATATCTTTTAGTTGTTTAGTGTAGAGCAAATGTACGACAAAAATCTGAAAGCAGGTAACTTTTTATCACATTTATTTCATCATCACGCATCAGCAAAACAAATATATGAAAAATAAGTTCCAAGTATCAAAACTTTGTCGTACTTTTACATCACACTAAAAAACAAACAACATGGCAACAAAGACACTGACAAACAAACAGGCGCTTACGAAGATGATCAATTCCTTAGATCCTATCCAGTTGGGAATACTTCGAGAGAGGATACTCGCGATGACAGAGAACATACTCGAGAACGAACAGGACATACGTAAGGTGATGGAGGCCGACGGCAGGAGGTCGATGATACATCCAGATTATTATTTCCAGACCATCGAAGCCATCAGGATCACAATGGAATATTAAGAAAACAAATACCCGACAAATAAGTTTCAAGTGTCGGGTATTTTTCCTACTTTTACGTCAGATCAAGCATCGCACGCCAGCGGCCACTGAAAGGTTCGGAGTTACTTGCCGAAGATGGGTATACTCCGTCCTACGCGACACTTTTTCTCTATCGTATTAAAGAGATCCTCATACAAGGATTCTCATATGTATTCTTTTTCACATCAGTCCAAGATCTCTATGTCTGCAGTCTCCTGGGCACACCTCCACCCATCTGCCTCTAGATCGTAGAACGTCACGACTCCTTTTTTCGGGATCCCGTAGTAGTCTCTTTTTCCTTGCGCGGGTAGCATGTCTGGGTTGGTCGTGCCTACAGCCACGCGAACAGTCCCGTCCTTTTTAGTGAACTGGAAGCGCACCTTTCCTGACTTCAGCCGGTCTACCAGTTTTTTTGTTGTGTTTTCCATAGAGTAAAAGTACAAAATCTTTTTGAATCTAGGAAACTTTTTGTCAGATATTTGTTTTCTTAATTTATCTTGGCTTCCAAAACGATCATGACATTATCGATCAAGTTCTCTATATCTTTCATCTCTCTATCGAAGAGTGATCTTGCATTTGGAGATACCTTTAACATTAATTGTTCTTTATGAGATCCTGATAAAGGAAAGAGCCACAAAAATATCTTTTTCAATTTACATACCTTTTTTGTTTTCTGGATACCTTTTTTATTTTTGGGTGCAGTTTATCCATCTTCCGTCAAAATTGAATTTGAAGCTTCCCAGGTAGCTGTATCTGTTACCCCACTCCTGTGGGGAGATCAAGCTCAAAAAATTCCCGCTCTCAGATCCGTACAGGTGATACACTGATCCTGCCTTTGGTTGAAAGTTATACTTGGAAGAGTACACAAGCTCGTTGTCTCTCACCTCGTCTAAAAGCTGCTGCCACTCTCTGGACAGGTGGTCGAACTTGGAAGCGTAGTGAGATCTGACCATACTCGTGTTCTCTTGGTTGAACACCGTTAAGTCTTCTGGCTTGAAGTTGGGAGATCCCACCTCTGTGGGATAGGTCTTAGAGATCCTGTTTTCGACGTAACTCAGAGGCTTGTTGTCGTCCATTTTTCATTTTGATGTAAATATAAATACCTTTTTTGATCTAAGTACTTTTTTCGTTTCAAGTCCAAAGCTTCTGCCTATCTATGGCTGTATCTACTGCTGTCAAGCTCTCTGCGCCCAAAGAGATCCAGTATACTATTCTAGCGATGTCTGGGTGGTCAAGCTGTGCTCCTATGCTTGAGTTCATAACTCCCATCCACGTTATGCTGTGCAAGATATTCATATGGACAAATGTACTACAAGTCTGCTTGCATATGAAGCCATTCTTTTTTGTTGCTTGACATTGCAGATCGTTTTTTGTTGTCAGAAATACTTTTTTGATCTAAGGAAATATAAGTCCATGGTGGTATGCATTAGCATAAAATATATATGGTGTACTACGGAGATGGATTTTTCTTCGCAAGAGAATGCTCCGTATTATACCTTTTTTATTTACTGGGTATCTCTTCCTACTTTTGGTAGCTTTTAATACCTTTTACTGCTTTGAAATACCTTTTTTATTATAAGTACCACTTTCTCTTGTTGGTACCACACTTAGAAATATCTTCATAGTCGCAGAGCTCGATCTCTCTCTCATCCTATCGTGTCAGCCTCAGCGTGTCTCCTACCCTGTACAGATCACACCGTCCGTATACTCCTCCTATACTTCCGTGTAGTATAGGCATTCGTAGTCGTTCTTGGTGTTCTCTATCTTTACTACTGTTCTCCCTGAGTGTGGATAGTCGCATGACATGGTACTTGATATAGTCATTGTTATCAGTCCTAGTATCATTATCTGTGTCTTCTTCATATAGTTGATTATTATTCTGGTTTTTTATTTATGATGTGGTTCTATTCTTCTAGTCGTATTATAGGTATGAGTGATAGTACCTGTTGTAGTTCTAGGAAATTATCAATTGTGTTCATGATATCCTTTGGTAGTCTTTTGATCACTGTGTCTTGGATCGATGTCATCTCTATAATATTCTGTTTCATCGTGTCGTCCTCAGTCGTTCTTCTAGTTCAGTCAATAGTTGGGATGCTTTTAGCGGGAGTGTCCATAGGATTAGCTTTGTTGTCCAATCGGTTCTTAGTGATCCATAGTCTATATCATATATCCTTTTGGCATGGAGTAGTACTTGGACTTTACGCTATGTGGAGTGTCCAGTTGTGATCCTATCTTTCCAGGATTTCTGATTATCATCTGGTATGATATCTGTTTCATTATTCTATCCTATCTTTTAATGCTGAGATGATCCTGTACATGTGAGCTCTCGTTAGTTCCATGTCTATTGAGCTCGGTTCCAGTTTTATCCTTAGTGTATCTATCTGTTCTGACCTTAGAGCGTCACTCCTCTCTATGTAACCTGTTATATTTTTCATTGAATGTGGAGTTGATCTTCTAATGGTCTACCGACTCCTCTTAATTGATCGCCAAACGAAGAGTATATGTTATAAATGTGACGATTTAATTCACGTATAGATGGAAACTCCTTTGGATGTCTTTCTGACAGATCGCAAGAATCGACTATCTTAGCGAATATGATCTCTGTGTCTTTCATGTTATACTAAAAATAATAAATTCTAAGTTGACGCATCTGTGGATACTTTGGATCTATGAGGTTATCGAATATCAGATCATTGAATACTACGTTATCTAACCCTCTGAATAGTACCCAAGGTTGTATTTTGCCTAAGAATTCTATACGATGCAGCTGTCTCATCTTGAGATTGGTTGTATTGTTAGGTTTATGGCCCTTAGTTGGAGCTCGTTGTTAAAAGTATTAAAAGATTCTACAAAGGTTTTGAGTTTGGTCTTTTGGATTTTTACGCCTCCATAAAGTTGATCCTCTACTAATCTTCTCCAAGAAAAGACGCTTTGACTTATCGCTATTACTGATTTCATCTGATCTGTATCTTATCTATGTATGTGTATGTGTGGTCTTGCGGTTCAAATGCGAACACCACCACCTGAGTACTCATGTTCCAAGTTCCAGAAAGTATCTTTCTGACCGTAGTCTCTATTCCTCTGTTGATGTGATCTTCTGTCCAGGCTTTGACCTCGGTGATGTCTACCCCGTTGGGATCTATCAAGTCATGGTAGTATGTATGCTCACCTTTTGAGTTTACAGTAGGAGGAGCTGGAGTGTATCCCAAATTCTCTATGAGCCACATCTCTGCCGGCTTTCCTTGCCAGACCATCTTCTCTATCACAGACCAAGCTCTGCCTTTTCTTGCCCTAGGAGATTCGTATATCCTCTTGGTCTCTTCTTGTACCATCTGGGCCAGCGCATGCTGATCTTTGATGTCTTCTTTTCTGAACTTTATTATATCGGCCATGCTGTTTGTACTTGCTCTTTTATAGGAAATGTTGTTGATAATATCGATCTGCTAAAGACTCCTGTCCACTCAAAATATGGCATTGCGGCCGCATTCATGTACGATCCTATAAGATTTTTTGAGTCAAAAAATTTATGGATGGCATACACAACTCCTTCGTTGTAACCGAATGTGATCTGCTTCATAGATATAAAAGTAACACAAGGTCTAATAGGAAAGAAATCTATCTCTAAAGTAAGAACATCGTCAACTTAACTCCAAGACAAAGAGCAAAGATCACGAATATGCTTTCTACTACCAAGATAGGAGACGCCACCGGATCTGCATTTGATATTTTCTTCTTAGATCTGTGTAGCAGTATTATCAACGCGCAATCTATCAGCGACAGCGCGCACACTATTAACTGGTCCATATGCTCATTCGGGATTAAAACAGGACAGTCCAGATCCAAACCTATGCGTTGTATAGTCTGAAAGATCTGGATGCCTAGAATTGAAACTATTTGATGTTTAGTGATTTTCTGGGAGCACCTCTGTCTCCGGCGCTAGGTCTTCTTGGTTTAGGTCTCTGTTTACTCTCAGAAGCATGTTCCTAGAGTACGATAAGAACTCAAGACAGAAGAACAGTGTGATGATCAGCGATGTCATGGCTTGGATTTGGCCTCCTTTTCCAAGATCCTGTCTACTTTGTAGTCTCGAACATTATTCTTCCATTCTGATTTTGGAACGTACTTGGCCTTGTTTGAAGATACGACAGAGTGTGCCTCTTGGTCGTTCAGCCTTTTGTACTGGCCGTCTTTTGTGATCTTTACCGTCTTCATATACTTTATTGTTTTGGGTGTGATTAATCTTCTGTGTAGTCTTCTATCAACTGTTTTATGTAATGTTTGATAGCTTTTTCTGGATCGTCAGATGCTGGTTTACCTTGCATTGTATGACTTAGACATTCGGCATATCCTAATGACTTACCGTATTCCAATGCACTCTCTACCTCTTCAATGAGGCTTTCTAATGTGACTACTATCTGGTCCATCTTGTCTGGTTTTACTCTTCATCATGCAGCACGAGTCCAGAAGACATGTTGCCTCCCTGTTCTGTGAGGTTAGCGTTGCCTTTGTGTATCAACTCTAACATCTTCTTCTTGATCTCCTTTATCGAAGTTCCGTACTGTTTGAGTTGGTCTTGATCGTCTGGACTCAGTCCTTTCATGGCTTCTTTAACGTATGACATCTCGTTGTGTTTCTAATAAATATCTGACTGGTTCGAAGACTTGAGTCTCTCTATCTCTTGGGCAAGACTAGGGTCTCGAATGACTTGTATCGATGACACCTCTTCGCTCTCTTTTCCCTCTGTGACTATGAGCCCTACGAACTTTTTGGCTTCAGAGTGGTTGACACACGTGGTCCTGTATCCCAATTCTACTCTCTTAGGGTGTATGGCAGTGTCGCATACTTTGCAATAATATATTGGTTCTTCCATTGGTCTATAACTGTTTGTGTGTGGTAAATATAAACTTTATCTGCGATAGGGAGAAGTCTATTTTTCTTGTTCTTCTTCTTTGTAGTATCTTGCCATCTTGTTGTTCTTCTTCTTTAAAGACAGGATTACGATCGTAGAGAAGAACAGTATGTAAACGTAGTAGTTAAGCATGGACCTATTTTCTTTCGGTGATCATGAAGTTTAGTATGGTCTTTTGCAGATCGTTGAGAGCTTGGGTGTTGTCCTGTATCAGTTTTGACATCCTGTCTCTCTCTTCTACAAGCAGATCGTTCATCTCCTGCTGTACTCGGTCGATCTTCTCTTCCAGCATCTCGTTCCTTTCTACCAGCTTTTGATACTGTTGGAACGCTACGTAGGCCAAAACGACCGTTATCACTCCCAGGATCCCGTACTGAAGGACGTAATTCTGTATCCCCTCTGCGTTGACCGGGTTTGCTGGGACCTCTAACATGGATCTGAACATCTGATGAAATTTACTAACAATAAATATCAGACTATTTGCCAGATTTGTATCTTTCTATCAGTCCTTTTGCGTAAATTTTCAAGCTGCCTATCTTTATATCTACTCCGTTGAAAGTCAGATAGAAAGTAAATAGGACGAATGATATTATCCTGATGACGTTTAACTTATTGATCTTCTTCATGCTTTTATGTTTTGGAGCTGTGAATCGAGCTGTGACCAGAGCTGTAAATTGAGCTGTGAACCGAGCTGTGAACCGAGCTGTGACCAGAGCTGTGAATTGAGCTGTGACCTGAGCTGTGACCTGAGCTGTGAACCGAGCTGTGAATAGAGCTGTGAATAGAGCTGTGA